TGGGAAAGCCATTTTTCTAAATCGGAAGCTCGTAAGTCGTCATACGGAAATATCAAGGACTTTAACAACTTCGGATTTGCTCTGCCGTATCCTTCATCATCAGCATTACTTATTAAACCCATAAACAATAATCTTTCTTGAACAGAACATTCTCCAACCTTTTCATCTGTCCAGAAATTAGGAGATATCATTCTTTTTCTTGCCATACTCTCTCCTTTCGTAAAATTAAAGGGCTAAAACTTATGTTGTCTTAACCCTTGTTGATATAACTTTTTCCTATTAATTTCATAAATTCTTCTTCTGTATGTGTTTTCATATATTCTTTTTGTGTATCTATTCTTAATTGTTTTATAACATTTTCATTGTCGTGGCATTTTCTACATATTAGTTTTACAAATTTATGTTGTATACTTCTTTTTCTATTACTTCCACCATAAACTTCATGTGGGTCTAAGTGTCTTGAATAGTTGCCACAAAACTCGCATATTCCTTCTTTTACTAGGTTTTTATCTCTTTGCCTTTCCAGTTTTGCTAACTTCTTGCTTTTCTTTTTAATTGTTGTAACTTCTTTTTTCTTTTCTGCCTTTTTTTTAGGTACTGGATTAAAACTGTTTGATAAATCTGTTACTATCATTCTTACCTCTTTATGGGGCCTTTTGTGGCACTAGCTTAATTTATAGCCGTTGCTATCTAGTGCCACAATCCCACTGTTTTAATAAACTATCTATTTCTGCTTGTGGCTTTGTCTCTATTCCTACAGCTTTGCAATCTTGAACTAGATTATCTATTAATCTACTCATCTGCTTGCTATTGTACGAACTCGAGCCATAATATGCATTTATAATTTTAAATTCTGTATCTCCTATGTATGTTGTATCTACTATTTCACAAAACCAAGCTATTCCTCTATCAGTCCATATTTTTTCAAAGGTCTTTACATCTTGTGTCATTATCTTAAATTGCTTAAATATTCCTAATTCTTTTACTCTGCGTTTGTAATCTTCTATTGTGTCTATGTCTTTATAATCGCAAACCTCTTGAAGCAATTTCCAAAAGTATTTATTTGCGTCGAGGCTACGAGGTTTACGATATTTTTTTAGCTCGATATTTAGCTTATTTTCGTTTTTTAGTTCTTCTACTATACTTAACTCATTTGTATCTAATAAAAGGCTTATTTTAGGTTTTCGTGTATTGAAATCTATACTTATATCATTAATTATTCCGTGTAGTTTGCATTTGGAAAAACTCCTTTCTTCAAACATTCACTTAATATTTGTAACCTAGGTAGATACTCATTATTTATAAATTGTTCATCATATTCTACTTTATTAAATTTGATCCTATCTATATCTATCGCATTAAAGTAATTGTTGTAGTCATCTTCATTTAGTGCATATGCGACTATGTATAAATTTCTGGTATTGTACGCATACATCTCAACCTGTGCTTGTCTCCAGTATTGTTTTGATACTTTAAATTCTTTTTCTATTTTTTTTTTGTGTGTCTTAACTTCATAAATACAGTCTTCCGAATTTCCATCTAAATTTACTCTTAGTCTGTCAATTATTATTTGTTTATCCATCTCTAAATCTGGAATATTCAATGCTTGCAGTATTTTGTGTTCATAATTATTTCCTGCTTTTGTAGCTTCCGTTGAAAAGTTGTTTTGACTTAAACCTAATTTTATTAACCACCAATTTTCGAATGTTTTCGTGTTCCAATTTCCTACAACCATACTTGTATCTGAAGCTCCTATGTAATAACTCCTATCTTGACTTTGTATCAATGTTTGCTAAATCTCTTTCAAAATTACTTAAAGTATCAAAATACGTAAATACCGCCTTTACTTCATCTTCTGTCTTGTGAAGCCTTTCTGCAATTTCTTTTACTGATAATCCTTCTTTTAATTTTTGAGTATAAATTTGTTGACATCTTTCTTTTATTTTAAATATGTCATGTCTTGACAAATCATCTTCCCAGCTATTTTTTGAATCTTTTAATTCTTCTTTCAACCACAAATCAAATCCTAAACCTGTTCTTATTGCAACACCTTTAACAAACAATCTTGTTTGGCAATTCCATAATCTTTGTTGACTCATTGAATTGTCTTTTACTGGATTTGAACCGTTTGTAACAGGCCCTCTTTGAATGAACTCTAAATCGTCTATTACAATCTTTACTGCAGTTTCGTACACTCTGTTTACATTTCCTTTGCTGTCTTCAAATTCTTTATCTGTCATATATAAGCTACTTCCTGTCAATTCATTTACAACAGGCTCAAAATATACTATTCCTGCACCATTTTCGTGCAATAAATCAACAACTTTTGCCCAGTTCAAATAATCTGCTCCATCTCTTTGTTCTATCCACTTACTTACATCGACTTTTCTTAACTCATCATAATTCTTTATCATCTTTCTTCCTCCTTCATTTTTTTTATTTTATTTCTTAATTCATCAGCATATTTATAATCTCTACTGCTCCACGTATCTTGCATTTCTAACATAAAATATTTTTCTTCTAATTCTTCTAATGTTTCTGACATTTTTTCAATTACTCCCCTTGCATTTTTTTATTTTCTGTGCTATTATTTATTTAGTTATGTTTAATTAATAAGTTTATTTTGTACTATTTGTTTGAACTGTTTTCGCAAATAGTACATTTTTTATTTTTTCAAAAGTAATAAAATAATCTTCTTTGCTTTCTTCTGATTTTTTTATAATGTCTTCTATTTCTTTTATCTTCCTTGCAAAAAATGTTGTTCTTATTTCTGCTATTTCCTTATTTTTAAGCTTGTCCTTATTGTCTTTAAGTTCTTTTTGCAGGTCATCTATAGTTGTTATTAACTCGTAATCTTGTCCAAAGCCTGTAACTATCATTACAATAATTGCCACAACAAACCCTAAAATTATGCCTATAAATACTTGCATCTCTCTTCCCTCCTTTACTTTTAAATTTGTTTTTTATATAATTACCTCGAAAGCGAGGTGATCATAATGGCTGATGTTTTAAAGTACTATGCTCTAGTAAATAATATTAAAGTTCAAACACCATTTGTTGATGAATTTCCTATGACCAACAAGGAAATTTACAAACAATCTGACGATGTTCTTAAGGCACGTTTCGAATACGCTAACGGATTAATCTATGAGGTTGACATTAATCCAATTATTAGCTTTATTCGTTCTAACAAGAAATTAAAACAAATGCCTGACGGTTCTTATCAGTTTGAGATTTAATAATCATATTTTTACTGGTTATTAAACAATATTTGTGGTTAATGTATACTTTTACATTGCCACTATTTTTTTGAATTTCTTCCACTTTTTTCCCTCCTTTCTATCCCAATATTCTATTTAGCTTTCTATCTAACTTGTTCAAGCCTTTCCAGATTGCTCGATATAAATTGATCTTGAAAACTTTATAAACCATAACTTCTGTTACTATTGCTAATATAATTGTTCCTACTAGCTCTGCTACTACTACCATACTGCATAAAAATAAATCTACTAAATAACTTATCATTTGTTACACCTTCTTTCTTTATCTTGAATATATACTTTCTAAATATTTTTCTATTACCTCTTTTGTTTTTTGCTTTTGCTCTTCTGTTAATGGATTTACCACATTTACTTTTAATTCTTTTTCCATTTTCAACACCTCTTATTTTTATATTATTCATATTGCTTGTTTAATTTGTTAATTCTGATATATAATAAACCTGACCTTTAATTTTTATCTTGTTAGGATAATTCATTCTTAAAAAAAATTTCTTCTATCGGCATTCCTAGTATCTCTGAAATAATTTTGCCCTCTTCTAATGTAAAAGGAACACTTCCGGTCTCTTTTTTATAATAAGCACCTTCAGTTTTTAATCCAAGTTTGTCAGCTATTTCTTTAGCTTTAATGTTTTTTTCATTTCTAATTTTTCTCAACATTTCAAACATTTTTTTCACCTCTTTTTTCCTGTTGAGATAATAATATATTACATCTTTTATCTTGTCAAGATATTTATCTAAATTTTTTATATTTTTTTTCCTAATAGGAAATTATGTTTACTTTCCTATTAAGATAGTTTATAATACATAAAGGAGGTAGATTATCTTGAATAGAATAAAACAATTGAGAAACGAAAAAAATATAAAGCAAGATGTATTAGCAAATTTATTAAATTTAGAAGTTGCTGGTGTAAGCAAGTTAGAGACTGGAAGAGTACCTCTAAAAGATGAATATATAATAAAATTATCTGAATATTTTAATGTGTCAACCGACTATTTACTAGGTAAGTCCAATATAAGAAACTCAGAAAATAATCAAGAACTTAAAATACCAGTTTTAGGAGTTGTAAAAGCAGGTTATAACTGGCTAGCTGATGAAAATGTTATTGGATATGTTAGTGTTAATGATAAAACTTTAAAAGGAGATGGTTTCTTCGCCGTTCAGGTTAAAGGCATTTCAATGGTACCTGAAATATACGAAGGCGATATTGCCATCGTTAAAAAACAAAATGATTTTGAGAATGGAGATTATGTTGTTGCCCTAATTAACGGAGATGAAGCAACAATAAAAAAAGCTTATAAAAACGATACTGGACTTCTATTAAGACCTGCAAACAATTCTGTAGAACCTTTAATATTCACAAAGGAAGATATAGAAACTCTACCAGTTACCATTATTGGTGTAGTTTATAATATTACAAGGAGTTTTAAATAAGGAAACTAGATAAGAAATAGAATTTTAAGATAACAAGGAGAAATGAAATGAGTATAATAACTGAACTTAAAGCAAAAAAATGTTTAAAATGTGGAGCAGAAACTACTTCTAATGATGAAGAAGAACTGTTTTGTTCTAAATGTGGTGCACCTATTGTAAATCGCTGTTCTAATTATAATTGTGATAAAATTTTAAAAGAAGATGCACAATTTTGTAAATATTGTGGCGCTCCCTCTATATTTAAAAATTATGGATTATTTGATAATAGTGCTCCTAAATTTTTAGACAATATAGATAATCTACCATTTTAATGTATTTACTTTATATAGATGATTCTGGTTCTTGTGATTTAAAAAAAGATGAAATATGCATGAAAAATGGGGGCGCAAATTCTAGATATTTTGTTTTAGGTTCTATCTTATTAAAAGCGCATGAGTTAAATAGAATAGAACCACAAATTGAATACATAAGGACCTTCTGTTTAGGAGATAATTTAAAAGAACTAAAACATAGTGTTAAGTCTCAATTTATGCAATGTATGACAAATTGCCATAAAAATAAATCCGACATTCCTTGTTATAAGAAAAGTATTGCAAACCTAATAAATCCTTCTGACTGCACAGTTTTTGTTACTTACCAAGATAAATATTTAAATTTCAAGAGTAACTTGGTAAGTTCTAAAAATGATATTTACAGACTATCTTTTGAGCACTTATTAAAGAGTGTTGATGATTATATGTATTATAAAAATATTCAAGAAGATGTCATTGTTTTTATAGACAAAAAAGATGGAGGTCCTGAGAAGGATAAGCTAATATATAAATCATATAAACAAGCATTATCTAATAAAAGATTATTTAAAGCATTTAATAATACTATTTTCAGCCCTACTATAAACATTGTTTATTCTCAGTTTACTTCTGGCTGTCAATTAGCAGATTTTATTGCTGGTTCAGTATGGAACTTTTTTGAGAATAAAGATAACAAAGAAAGACAAAGTGAACTAAAAAAATATACTTCATTATATGCTAATAAGGTATATCAAAGAGACGGAAAAATGTTAGGGTTAAAGTGCTGTGATAGTCTTTTGAAATAAAAAAAGAATGGAACCTACAACCCATAGGGTCGTTTACAGGTTCCATGTCTGTTAATAATTCTAGTGTTATTTATTATAACATATAGAATTGTAGTTTGTCAAATTCGACACTAATATTTTATTCAATTTTATTAAAATTATTCTTGCAATATTTTTATAATATTAATTTAAAAGGAGCTATAAACAATGATTAAACGAGGTGCTTGTTACATTAGGGTAAGTACTAACGACCAACTAGAATTTAGCCCTGATGCACAATTAAAAGCTATAAAAAAATATGCTAAAGATAATGACATAATTATAGATGATGATTATGTTTTTATTGACGAGGGAATTTCAGGAAGAAAAGCTAGTAAAAGACCTGCTTTTCAACAAATGATTAAAATAGCCAAAAGTAAGCCAAAGAAATTTGATGTTATTTTAGTACATAAATTTGATAGATTTGCTCGTTCTCGTGAAGACAGTGTTGTATACAAATCATTACTAAGGAAAGAATGTGACATTAAAGTTATTTCAATTACTGAGAGTATTGAAGATGATAAGTTTTCAGTCATACTTGAAGCTATGCTTGAGGCTATGGCGGAATATTATTCATTAAATCTTGCTGACGAAGTAAAAAAAGGTATGACGGAAAAAGCTATAAGAGGGCAATATCAGTCTTCTCCACCCTTCGGATACAAAATGGAAAATAAAAAATTGGTAATTATAGAAGATGAGGCTCAAGTCGTTAGAATGATTTTTGACAAATTTTTAAACTATGATCCATCTTTTCTTAGATTGGCTAAAATGGTTAACGCTCTTGGATATAAAACACATAGAGGAGGACTTTTTGAAAACAGGACAATAGAATATATTTTAAATAATCCTGTATATTGTGGAATGGCGCGTTGGACTCCAACGGGTAAAATAAGAAGAAATTATTCATCTTCTGATAGCATTGTTACCAAGTCGGAACATACCCCTATAATTTCCGAAGAGGTATTCAACCAATGCAAAGAGAAATTAGCCAAAATGAAGGAAATAAACAGAAGATACTATAAAGGAACAAATCCTCAAAACTTGCATTGGCTTAATGGTCTTGTTCGTTGCAAGGAATGTGGAAAGACTTTAGTAAGAAGTCAAAAAGACTATTATCAGTGTAGTGGATATGTTAAAGGTGCTTGCTCTACGAGTCAATTAATTAGGATTGATAAAATTGAGTCTACTATTTTAGAGCAAATCAAAAAAGACTTCGATAGCAAACTAAAATTAAACGTTAAAATCAACTCTAAGAGCTTTTCAGATAACGAGGCACAAATTATATATAATCAACTAGAAAAATTAAAAGAAAAGGAGTCTCGTATTAAAGAGGCATATATAAACGGAATAGATAGCATAGAAGAATACAAGGCAAACAAGAAGGATTTACAAGAACAAAAAGAATATTTAAATAATAAGCTTATAGAAAGTAAAAATGGTTTATCAATTAAATCAAGTGACGCTATTATGAAAGAACAGCTAAGATCTTATTACGAAATTTTATCTAATCCTAATGTAGAAGTTCAAAGAAAGTATGAGATTTCTCATTTGTTAATAGATAGAATAGAGTTCAGCAAAACCGCTTCTACGCTGGATTTGCAGTACAAATTATACCAAATGGAGTAAGCACCTCCATATTGGCTTATTATATTTTTTGCTAGTTTTGGATTAGGGCATTTTATATTTATAGGATATTGTAATACTTTATTATAGGTCCACATTAAAAACTCCCCCTTTCCCAAGGCCATGGTTCCTCTAACCATCTCCATTTATTACATGGAAATGCAATTGTAAGTGGTCCATATACTTTTTGATATTTATCTGATAATTCTCTTAATTCATTAGCATATTCTTTATGAAGTGCCAATGCTCTTTTGTCATCTGCATGTGTGTCTAAATATTCTGCAAGTTCAACAACTGCAAATCCTAAGCAACGTATTTTTTGTAACATATCTGCCCTTGTCATTTCTTCCTCTGCACAAAATTCTTCTGGCATAATATTAGTAAAATTAAAAGAATATGTTGAAACACTTGGAGTAGGATTTTTTTGGCAACAACTATTATTTGCATTGTTGCAGTTACAATTCCTGTTTTCATTTTCTTCTAGTAACATTTATTACACCCCTCTCCAACCGTATTCATAGCTTTTATAAAAGCATTTTCTTCTATAGATTGACATGGTACATATGGGCTAACTAACTCTGGAAATATTGTTCCCATTTTTAATCCAACACAAGGAGTAAATGTTTTGTTCATTGTCTGAATTGGAACATAGCTTTGACCAAACATTGGATTAGTTGGAAAAACGTTTTCACTTTCTTCAAATCCACAATCGCAAGAAGAATTTTTATTATTCTCGTTGTAATAATCTGCTACTACACCACAATTATTACATGCATCTTGTAGCATATTATTGTCAAAGCTTTTTTGACAACAACACCTTCTATATTTGCAATTATACATTTTAATTATCATTCCTTTCCTAAGGTATTGATTCAGATTAAAAAATTTTTAACCCTATCTTTCCTTATTTGTTTGTATAATACATAATATGACAAAATATTTAAGAAGGTGCTGTATATTTTCATTTTATATATAACATTATTTTTCTATATAGCCACTGGTTTTTTCTGTATACATGTTATCTGTTATTGATTTATATCTTTCGCC